AAGGTAGTGGAAATAGAACAAATGGCACTGGAAACAGAACCCATAAATGATGATGGGTTGATCCGGTTGCACTGCCAGTACAATTGCCCACGACATGATCATGAACTGATAAGATGTAGCACGGCGTTGTATTACTGGTGTAGTAGGGATATGACAGCTCACTTGATAAGTCGGAGTAAGACGATAAAGAGGTGAACATTATGGGAGATGTAACATATTTCACAAGAAACCCTGGATTAATCCTTTCATTAATCAGAGGGAATAGAATAGCAACATTTAGGCCATATATTGGAAAACCTGTGATTCACTTTCCATATAAAGAATTAGAAGATGAAATATTAGTAAATGATGATAGAATTGTCCTGGAATATAACAATAGAATGTGGTGTGCTACAATCAGCAGATAAAACTTCATTAAAAATGTAAGGAGGAATAGAAATGATTGAACTTGGAAAAAAAGGAAAAGACAAAATAAGCGGATTAGAAGGAATAATAACTGGAAGAGCCACGTACATGTATGGTTGTGACCAATATTGCATCGTACCCCTCGCAAAAGACAACGCCCCATCAGAGGGGTTTTGGTATGATGAAGGGAGGATAGAGGTTATAGATGAAGGTATTAAACCAGAGGAGGTTCAAGTAGAAAGGAAAGGAGGCCCACAATTTTGTCCCCTGAAAACAGGATGAAAGGAGTGAACACTATGGAGAATGTTGTTGAGGAAAAACTAAGAGAAATCGGAGAAACACTCCACCGGAACAATAAGATGCTACAATGCACGGAACACGCCAAGGCAGAGCGGTTCAGGTTAACTAGGAACGGTTGGTTGCTCCGGTATGAGCGGGGTAAGTTACTCCACCAATTAGGAGTGAATGTGTATGGATGATTTAGTGATTGGGACTTGGACGGAGTTAAAAGTCACCACAGAAGATGGAGGGGTGAAGATCCAACTGCATGGGGTGCATAAGGAATGGAAGCTTTTAAAGCCTTTTGAGGTTCACCAACTCCGGCGGTGGCTTAATCAATTGAATATGGAACAATTTATCAGGATGGATGATGAAGAAGTGAATGATTACAAATTCTCTCCTGAGGAGGGAAAGCCCGTGGTTAGGGAGAAATTACCCGCCTCGGAGCGGATGCCTTTCAACATAGTCGACTGCTACTAACAAGGATGGAGGGAATATTTATGGATGTTGAATTACTGAGGTACATGGAAAAACGTAAACGAGAATTTGTGGAAGCCCAGGAAAGTTATGATAACAGAGAAGATTAAATGTACTTCGTTATAGGACAGAATAACGAAGTAAAAAAAATGAGGGGTGAAAACATGGATTGTGAATGTAAATTAAACGGAAAATATAAACACGATTTAAAAGGTTTAAAGAAAAGAGATAATGACTTTATTTTTGATCCTGAAAGAAATACCCGGAATATGTGGAAGCACGTTGAGTGGGATGCCGAAACTTGCGAAATCCTCACAGTTTCCACCTATAAAATATTAAGCCACAATCCTATAATTTCTAAGTTAACCAGCAGTAAACCAGGATGTGACTGGTTAAAATAACTTCGTTAATCCGAATAACGAACTATCCGGAAATCCCGGATAGTTGAAAAAATTCGATATTATTGATCCTTCCCGCGAAGTTATAAGTGTGCTATGTAACTTGGCACACTTAATAATTCGCAAGCACTTAAAAAAAAGAGGGGTGAGGAGTTATGGTTCCTTATAACGATAAGAACAAGGAAAAACAGGCTAAGACGGTGGAAGAAAACTGGAGGCAATTAGCACTCCTATTACAACCTAAGATGAAGGAGATTGCAGATCATATAACTAAATGTAATGAACAGTTATGTCTATTCTTTAAAGGACTGGAGGAGTATAATAAGTAAAAATTTTTTTATAAATTTAACTTAAATTTTTTGGTCGGCAGGTTAAATTTATAGTTAAACCTTGTATTTAAAACTATTTGTGGGGTGAACAATGAAGGTATGTGTCAATTGTGGAAAAGAATTTAAAAGAAATAGCAACCGCCAGAAATACTGTCCTAAATGCAGATGTAAAAAATTGTATAATAAAAACTATATCGAGAAAATAGGCCGTGATAACTGGAATAAACAAGTTTTGAAATACATGGAAAAGTACAGATTACAATGGCAAATTTTAAAAATATACCGTTATGAGGCCATTGGCAAAGCATACCGTGAACATGGAAACCTTATGAACCAGTACCATTGTGGGAAAGGAACCGGGTCTTTAGGCCCCCATCCAAATACTGATTTTGAACGTGAAAAGGAACTGGTTAAAAAGGAGATGAAGAGGCTAAATATTTCTAATTTCTATAACACCGAACTTTAGTAAGGGGATAGCGTAAATTTTCAGAGAATAAAAATATGCAGACTAAAGATAACAAAGCACCAGACCCAGAAGTTGAATGCATGGACTGTGGGATACTTATGAACTGGTCATTTTTCAGTGATGATACTTATATGATTCAATGCCCCTTTTGTGGTTATTATGAAGATTACCAGATGAGGGATGATAAATTCATTGGTAATGGTTATACTGATGAAGAGGAGTGAATAGTCCTTGAGTTGTGAATGTGGTTATTCTGATGGATTGGTTAAGGATGAAAAGGATGGGGTGACTTACTGCCCTCTCTGTGGATTAATACCCGAACCATCTCCTGGTTGGAGTTTAACCCATGAAGACATGACATCCATTTACACCCCTAAAGACCCTGAGAAGGATATCCCGGCTCATAATGATCCCCGGATGAATAAGAAGGGGTATCAGATGTATAAAGAGCATACCTATGAACTTTTAAAACGATTAGGAGTGGAATAAAATTGGTCACTGTTTACTTGGAGACTTGTCCAGTTTGCTTTTACAACGTAACCACCATCAGCACCGGCGGGCCCTTCCGAGCCATTAACGATGAGCTGAAGCGTTGCCCTAATCATAACTGTCGGGAATGGGTGATACCAATCCTGGAGAAGCGTGAGGTTCCAGATAGTTTTGATTATAATATTCTCAAAAAATAAATAATTAAATAATTTCTTTTTACCATGTCGAAGACCGGTTATAGGCTCAAGGGTAACCAGAAGGTGTACCTCCTCCCCATCGGAGACCTTCACATTGGAAGCCCAGAGTTTAATGAATCCTACTTTGAATATTGCCTGGATAAAGTGGATGAGTTGACGAGTCCGTACCGGATTTACCTCACCGGCGACTTACTCGAAACCGCAACCAAACAGGTAGCCAACAGTAGTTTCCAGAGTACGATGACGGCGGAGGAGCAAGTCGAATTAGCCATATCATACCTGAAGCCGTTCCGTAAGGATATTTTTTATTGTTGTATTGGTAACCACGAAGCCCGTCTCATAAAGGAGTTTAACTATAACATCCTATCTCGGGTGGGTAAGGCCCTCCGGTGCCCCGTGGGTTATCAAAGTATTGATAGTTTTAATATTAACATGGAGCCGTTCCATGTGTACGTTGCACATGGGAAGGGGTCTTCCGCTCACTTTTACACTGCCCAATCTAAGATGCTCCGGGACACATCGCATATTGATGCTGACCTTTTTATTAACGGCCATAATCACCGGTGCGGATACTTTAGTGTCCCGAATTTGAGTAATACTGGTGTACGTCGTCGGCATTACTGTTTTAGTGGGGCTTTTCTCCGGTATGGGGGTTATGCGGAGGCTATGCAGTTGCCTATCCTTCCGGAGGCGTTTATCCAGTTAAGTGTTAATAAGGAGCGTCGTGTACGTAATAATCCGTTTTATATTGATGAAGTAAGACCAGACCTAATGGAGCTATAAACTTTTGAAGAGTCATATTGATCAAACCCTCAAAATCCTGGACATGGAAGACATTGACGTAGTCTTCAGGAAGATGCGGGTGCCATTACCCACGGCTTATTATAGTCCTTGCAGTGGCCGGGTTACCATAGCCGGCAACCTACCATCACTTGTAAGGTATGCCCTAGCTGTTCTCATCTTGCATGAGGTGAGCCACCGGGACTACCTCCAGGAATGTGAAGACAGTGGAGAAACCCCATGTGATGACCACCACGAGGATATGTTGTTTAATGTTATTGAGGAACATTACCTATATGAGTTGGATGAACTCGTGGCACGGGTGCATGACGCTGAACTAAACAAATAGGGAGATTTTATTATGGATGAGCGGGGTGTTAAACTGTTCCTGGGTGTGTTGATGGAGCAAGTGGAAACCCTATATTTAAGGTATAAGCCTCACCGCCAGCCCCCGATTGAGAGGGTGTGTAGTCACCTTAATTTGTTATGTATTGAGATGGGTTTAACCCTCCGGGTGTATTGGAACCCGGAGATGGGGGGTTATGATTTTGATTACCAGTACCCGGATGTGGTGGATGAGATACCCCTTTTTAAGTTGTTGTTTAAGAAATTCAGTTTAGAGTATGATAGCCTCCTGGAGCCACTCGTATGAGTGATAGTATTGTGGATGAGTTATGGATGTGTGATGCCATCCTATTTAATCCGTTGGGTATGACCTCAAGGAGTGTGGCGGTGGCTTATTGGACTGTGTATCAGCAGAAGGAACAGTACAAGTGGCGTTTGAATCTTAATCGTATATATAACTGATAAACCATGACCTGGAAACTCTACGAAGCCGATTGTTTAGGGGTTATGCCCACACTCCAGGATGATAGTGTTGATCTTGTTATCCTTGATCCTCCTTATAATATTGGTAAGGATGTTTGGGATAAGTTCCCATCACATGAGGAGTATTTAGAGTTTATTAAATCTGTTTTATTAGAGTCTGAAAGGGTTCTTAAGGATAATGGGAGTTTGTACTTGTGGCATAACCAGTTCCCCACTCTTTGTGATTTTCAACAGTTGATTAAAGAGGATACTGGTTTGGTTTTTAAACAGTTAATAGTATGGAACAAACGATTTAATGAGGCATCTAATAGGGGATTCCTTGATGGGTTTATTGAACCAGATGGTTTGAGAAATTACCAAAAGATGGCTGAGTATCTTTTGTATTATACTTTCCAGGATGAAACTGGTTTGACTACGGTTAAGTTGGATTTGAATAATTTCACAACTCTTAGGCAGTATTTTAAGGACTTCCAAGAAGCCCTCGGATTAAATAAGAAACAAATTATAGAGTTGGTTGGGCAATGTGCAGATCATTGTTTCCGTTGGAGTAGTAGTCAATGGGATATGCCTACTCCTGAAACCTATCAACAACTTTGTGAACTACCATTACAACACAAATTCATCCGGAGAGAGTACGAAGACCTCCGGAGAGAGTACGAAGACCTCCGGAGAGAGTACGAAGACCTCCGGTACACATTCAACAACCAAAAAACGAGTCACAGTGTTTGGGATTATGAGATAGAAAACAACACACCCCACCGCACCCAAAAACCCGTCCCATTATGTGAGAACATCATCCTGCACTCATCCAACCCAGGGGACACAATTCTTATACCATTCGCCGGCAGTGGCTCTGAGATGATCGCAAGCATCAACCAGAACCGGCACGTTATAGGGATAGAGAAAAACCCAGAATATTGTGAATTAATAAGAAACCGTTTAAACGAGTATTCTACCCAAACAAGATTACCTATTCCAGCTAAATAAAATGTGGAGGATTTTAGTATGTAATGTGTTTTGCCCTTCTACATAATAAGGGCTTAAAATATTGGTTATGTAGTGGCACAACCTAAAAAAAGAGTTTCAAATAGTATTCGGAGGAGTGAGACAGCACCTTTTTAGGGAGTGATCAAATTAATAGAAACCAGATACTTTTATCAATACTTATACTGGCCATTCTACTGGCAGGGATTGGGTTAACATACCAAGCCGACCAGATGAACCAAGCATCGAGTAAGATACAACCAGCCACAACCCCCGTGGTTGTGGAGCCTAATAGTGTCCAGGCACGCACCTACTACAAGAAAGTACGGTACATTAAACGATACCGATACGTGAAGAGGTACCGCAACGGCCGTTACAGATACGTAAGGGCAGCCTACTACATCCGAGTAACCGTTAAGGTCTACTACAAGAAGGGTAAGGGCACCGGGGACTGCTGGACAAACTCAGAGATATTATACCAATCATTGAAGAATAAGGGCCTTCATGTCAGGATCATCCAATACCCCACCAAATACAGCAGCCGCCACCGGAGCGTCCAGTACCTAAGTGGTGGCCGGTGGGTGAACTACAACTACAAAGCCAACGGCTACGCTTGGAGGTACTACTATACGAGCAATTACGTGAATGGTCAAGTGATTAAAAGTTGTTAATGTCTTTCACGTTACCTCTTTTTTTTATTAACTAACACAATAAAATGGAGACGATTTAAAATGGATAATGGAAAAATAAGCACATACCTAATAACCCTCGCCGGGATAATATTCGCCTACGTAATCGCAAACCCCATGATAATAGAACAAATGATGGGAACCGCCCTATACGCCCAGTACGGAGCAGCACTACTCGCATTACTTGCAGTGATTTACAACTTCATGTACCCCCGTGTACCCGCCGAACAGGAATAAGAACATCTAGTGAAAAAACAAGCCCCCTATGATATAGCCATAGGGGTGAAGTAATCTATGACACCCACACCACTTAAACCCATCACAAACCTCATCCGGCACCACTACTTCAAAACCATGATGGTCACCGGCCTAATCAAAAGTACCGTAGGCACATTCCTAATGACCATCGGCGGGAGCATCCTAGTATACAGCCTAGTCCAACCCGGCAACTACGCCTGGCACGCACCCATCACCGCAGCCTGCCTAATTGGAGGGGGGGTGTTCGTCTACTTCATCGGGGATGTGTATAAGGTAATCCAGAAAAGAAAGGAAGAGGAGCAACTCAAACAAGCTTACATCAGCCGATTAGAGGAACTTGAAAGGAACCTGTGCAATGATATTAACGAACTTAAACAGTGCCAAGGCCAGGACTGTCATGTGGATGGGTATTGTAAGAAACATGAAGATGACGAGTAACACCCACCACCAAGGGCACTTGGTTAGTAATTGTCAGGTAACTCACAAGGACCACCGGGAAGGCCTGGAATATATGCGACGCCGGCACACCCAATTCTATGAGACCCTCACAAAGATAATAGACGAAACAAAACCATTATTTGAGGAGTGAATCTTTTTTGAAATACCCCACCATCCAAACCACTAAGCTAAAACCACACCCAAATAATCCACGACAACATACAAATGAACAAGTGGATAAAATAGCCCGGAGCATACAGGAACTGGGATGGGGCCGGCCCATCATAATCAGCACTGATTATTATATCCTCGCGGGACATGGAGCATATCAAGCAGCCCAGGAATTGGGGTGTGAAGAGGTGCCGTACCGGATGATGCCCCACACTCACAATAGTCCAGAAGCCCTTAGTTATATGGTGGCTGATAACAAGTTAACCGATGAATCTTCCTGGAATTATGGGAGCCTGGAGGGTGTTTTTGAGGATATAAAACTTACCGGTTTCGATGTAACACTAACCGGCTTCGATGACACAGATATACCCACCATCCCAGACTACGAACTACCAGACAGCGAACCCGAATACGATGAAACCATAGCCGATGATGTAGAACTACTCAAATGCCCAGAGTGTGGACATGAATTTCCCAAATAATAAATTCACAGTCATATCCACCTTCAGTGGATGCGGAGGCTCTTCACTTGGTTATCAACTAGCCGGAGGCAAGGTCTTACTTGCAGTGGAGATGGATAACAATGCAGTAGAGACTTATAAACTCAACTTTCCCGACACCCAGGTTTATCATGGAGACATCCACCAATTAACAGTCGATGAAGTATTAAAGAGATGTAACCTAAAACCCGGAGAACTCGACATCTTAGATGGAAGCCCACCATGCCAAGGATTCAGTACAGCCGGGAAAAGAGAATACTGCGACCCCCGTAACCAATTATATAATGAATACATCCGATTACTAAGAGGATTACAACCTAAAGTATTTGTCATGGAAAATGTATCAGGACTGGTTAAGGGAAAGATGAAACTAATTTTCGCCGATATATTGAAGGAGTTAAAGGCATCGGGGTATAATGTTAAAGCCCGATTAATGAATGCAATGTATTATAATGTACCACAATCACGGCAACGGATTATTTTCATTGGAGTCCGAAAAGATTTAAAAATAGAACCAAGCCACCCAAAACCAGAAAGCAAACCAATTCCTTTAAAAGAGTGTATATTAGATCTAAAAAATAATAATGAAGAAAATAGGAAATTATCCCCTTTAGTTCAAGAAATAGCAAAATATCAACCTCAAAAATGGAGTTCAGATAAAACTATTTATAAACAAATTAAGGGAAATTTGGCCGGTTCAATTAGTTTAAAGTGGGGGATGTGGAATAAAGTATCTAATACATTAATGAAATCTGAGATTAGTTTAACAGGAGTAGTTCACCCTGATCGGAAACGATATTTGAATTGTAGTGAGTATAAACGGATTGCTTCTTTTCCTGATGATTTTAAATTTATAGATAGAGATTCATGTATTCAGAGGATAGGTAATGCAGTACCTCCTAATCTTATGAAAGCCATTGCCATCCACATAAAAGAAAACATTCTCACCAAAACGTGATTAAACATGGATGAGTTGCAGCGTCACAGGGATGCCTTCGAGGCATACTTCAAATACAAACAAGAAGGCCACACCATAGAAGAAGCCATAATGTTACTTACCGGTGACTTCAAGGTGACCCGAAAGACACTATACAAATGGAAAAAAACATTCGACTGGGATGGCCGAGAAGCCATCCGAGCCACCGAAATAAACCGCCGAGTCCAAGAAAGCACAGACAACAGCATAATCGAGAACAAAACCCACTACCTCAGCTTTTACCACAAACTACTCGGTGATCTGAAAAAGGATTTCGGAATTAAGATCAAAACACCCCGTGACCTTGACCTGGTAATCAAAGGAGCATTACTATTACAGGGCGAGCCCACTGAGCACACACAAACCACCGGGAAACATGAGGTAGATGTGAGTATCCATGACCGTATCAACCAAGCAAGGGAATACTTCGACCAACTTGACGAATCAAGAGAAGGCAGTGGTGACGGAGACAATAATCAATAACCCCTATATACCCACCACTCCATTTACTAAGCAGTTAAGTTTCATCACCACCCCTGAATCGGAGGCACTTTATGGTGGTCAGGCCGGAGGCGGTAAGTCAGAAGCCCTACTCATGGCAGGACTCCAATGGGTGGAAGACCCCGACTACAACGGATTAATACTCAGACGGACTTACAAAGACCTAGCCCTCCCCGGAGCATTAATGGACCGGGCTCATGAATGGCTTCAGCCTACTGATGCTCATTGGAATAACACGGATAAGACCTGGATATTCCCATCTGGTGCCACACTCTCCTTTGGGTACCTTCAGCATGAGAATGATAAGTACCAATACC